TGCGTTGGAACTATTCTCTCTAGCAGATGTAGACCCAGCAATTGCTAACATCATCGCATTCAACCTTGCAGATTCAATCGACCAGGTTGCAATGACAACACTACGCAGTGGAAGCAACGTAATCTACGGTGGTTCAACAGCGACATCAACAGCAACAATCACTGCTGCTGCAACAATCGACTCACCAGACATCCGCAAGGCTGTCGCAAAGTTGCGTGCTAACAAGGCTGCATACCGTAAGGGTTCACTATACTGGACAGGTATCCACCCAGAAGTTTCACACGACCTACGTGCAGAGACAGGCGCAGCAGGATGGCGCGACCCACACAATTACTCCACACCAGAGAACATCTATGCTGGAGAAATTGGACAATACGAAGGTGCATTCTACGTAGAATCAGCACGTTTGTTCAACGCTAAGACTGGTGCAGACCAGTCAGCACTAGCAACAACAACAGCAACAGTTGCAGGAACATCAGCAGGATTTACTATTGGTGTTGCTTCATCATCTGTTATTGCATCTCGCGCCGAAGTTGGCGACAAGATTGCTGCAACAGGTATTGCATCTGGTGCAAAGATTACTGCTATCTCAACAAGTGGTTCAACAACAACCATTACAGTTGACACAGCAAACACTGCAGCAGTAACAGTTGGAGCAACAGTAACTGTAACTCCAGTAACTCGCGTATTCGATACAATCGTGGCTGGAAAGCAAGCAATGGCTCAGGCTGTTGCTGAAGAACCACACGTTGTTATTGGTAACGTAACTGATAAGTTGATGCGTTTCCGCCCAATGGGTTGGTACGGCGTACTCGGCTTTGCAATCTACCGCGATGAGGCACTATACCGCATCGAGTCAGGTTCATCAATCGCTGCTAAGTAATTAGTTGATTGACGGGTGGGCAGAGGGAAACCTCTGCTCATCAGTAAGTTCACTAAGGAGAACTAATGACTACTTGGATATTCAAGACACCCACTGTACGCGAAGGTCCATCTGGCGGTGGCTCACGCCTATTTTACTTCTACAAGTTAGATGTAGGTGTTTCCATCGTAAAGCAAAACGGAGTTTACTCCCAACAGAGATACATACTTGACTCAGACTTACCAACCTTTCAAGAGTTGTATCAAGGTGGAAGAAACTATCAAGTAAGTGATGAAACAAAAGCAGCATTAATTGCTGGTGGTGTTGGAGTCACAGAGGCAAACTTTACAGAGGCATAGGGACAAATGGGATTACATCAAAGACAGACACATCCAGAGTATGTAGAAGGTTGCTTTGGTTGCAAGATACAACTTCTTGAATTATCTACTGGCGATGCCAAGCGAGATATATCTGACAAGAAGTGGGTCGGAGAATTGAATGCCTACAAAGAAGCAAGAGCACAAGGTATTCAACCAGCAGGAACAACGCACAAACATATCCAACAGGCATACACAGCAAGTGAAGTTCTTAATAAACCTTACAACGCCGACACTATGCCAACTGCAAAAAACATAACCAAACAATCCGTCGAAGTGATGAAAGAGATAGGACAAATATAATGCCAATGGTTAATGGAGAGAAGTTCCCATACACAGCAAAGGGAAAGATGGAAGCCAAGATGGCTGACAAGAAGATGGTTGCTAAGAGGGCTGCTAAAAAGAAGGTTGCTAAAAAAGTCGCTAAGAAGAGGATGAAGTAATTATGCCAAGTGCAAAGAAGCCAAAAGGCGCATACTCTAAAGTGGGTGGAGTCGGTGGAGTTAAATTTACTGGCAAAACACCAGAAGAAAAATTTGAAAACTACATAACTGGTATTAGAGATACATCAGAAACACGCAAAGATAGATTTGAGGATACTTCTCGTCTTTATGCTGCAGCGCGTAAGTTGGGTCTTAGCGAAAAATCTGTAAAATCACAGATTGATACTCTTGCAAAAGAAAAAGCAAAGTATGGCGCTTCGGCTGAAAAGAAAGCCTCTAAGGCGGATATGGAAGATATGATGCGACGTTCTGCTGAAAACGCAAAGTCAAAAGTTGAAAAGTCAGCAGCACCAAAGCCTAAGGTTAAGGCGAAGACCGCAGATGATGCTCGTACGCAAGCAACAGAGCGTGCTCGTATGCTTCGCGGAGAGTCTGCAGAAGACAAGGCTTACCGCTTACTTATGGAAAAGTATAACTACGACGTTACAAAAATTCCAGGCTTCAAGGGTGGCGCAGGCACACGATGAAAAACAAAGTTCAGAAAGTAATGGGCGAGTTCAAGCGGGGAACACTTCACTCTGGTAAAGGTGGCAAAGTTGTTAAATCTCGTAAGCAGGCTGTGGCTATTGCTCTCTCTGAAGCAGGCAAGTCGAAAGCGAAAAAGACTGTTAAGAAGGCGAAGAAAAAATAATGGACCCAAGACTAAAGCGAGCAGGAGTATCAGGCTTTAACAAGCCTAAGCGTACACCGAATCACCCTAAGAAGTCACACGTTGTTGTGGCTAAAGAAGGTAACCAGGTTAAGACTATTCGCTTTGGTCAACAGGGCGTTACTGGAGATAGGCAGCCTACAAAGCGTCAAGCATCATTTAAGGCTAGACACGCAAAGAATATTGCTAAAGGAAAGATGTCAGCAGCCTACTGGGCAGACAAGGTGAAGTGGTGAAAAAGAAAGCATTCTGGGACAAGAAGAATCCTAACAAGAAATCAACACCTTTGACTGCAGCACAAAAGGCTAAAGCAAAGGCAAGAGCAAGAGCAGCAGGACGACCATATCCTAATTTGGTAGACAACGCAGCAGTAAAAAGAAGGGCTAACTAATGGCAAGCATTCCTGGTTTATCAATAACCGCTGAACTTAATCGTTTAGCAAATGGTGGAGACTATCCAGTAAGAACTGCATTTATTGCAGAACAGGGAGCCGCTAACGCTTGGGCTGGAACTGTTGGTAAAGGTTTAATCGGAGCACTTAACTACAAGGCTAGTGCATCTCGTCAACCTAATGACTTTAAAAACCTCAATGCTATTTGTAATGAACTAGCATCTACTACTGGACTATCTGCGGTTGACGCATTAAGGACTATAAATTAATGCCAACGTTATCAAGTATGATTGATGAAGTACTTATCAACCTTGCAGGTTATACATACCAGCAGGATAGAGCAACCTATATTACTCAAGATGTCGCTGCTACAGCATCTACCATTGCTAGCCCAATCATCTTGCAGTTAGCATCTACCGATAATATTGGTAAGGGTGCTATTGAGATTGACGAAGAACTGTTTTGGTTAGACTCATTTGACCGCGTATCTAACACAGCCACCATTCCTCCTTATGGTCGTGGCTACTTAGGTACAGATATTGCTGCACATACTGCTGGAACTAAGGTTACTATTACACCTACCTTTCCACGCTATGTAATTAAAAAAGCAATCAATGATACTATTGCAGCCTTTGGCGCTACTATCTTTGCGGTTAAGACAACATCATTTGTTTTCAATGCAGCACAGACTACATACGCATTTAATAACCTGAACATCCACAACATTATGACCATTATGTGGCAAGACATTGGACCTTCAGAAGAGTGGTTCCCAATCCGTCGTTGGTCTTGGGATTCATTGGCATCTACTGCAGCATTTGGTGCTGGAGCGCAGACTGTAACAATTGGTGACTTTGTTCAACCAGGTCGTACGGTCAAGGTTGTATATGCAACTGACCCTGAACCATTTACTAGCAACTCACAAGACTTTGCAACTCAGACAGGATTACCTAACTCAGCACGAGATGTTGCAATCCTAGGTGCTTCATATCGCCTACTCACATATTTGGACCCAGCACGTGCGTCTCAGGTAAGCCCACAGGCTGACGAGACAGACAGTAAGCGTCCATTCGGTGCATCACAGAGTGCAACGAAGCAACTCTACGCACTTTACGTACAGCGTTTAAACGAAGAAACAGCAAGACAACAAGCCCAGTATCCAATCCGCGTTCACTACAGCCGATAGGTAGATAAATGACAACAAGAAAATATTCCTCACGCTCCCAGCAAACTACGCTAGCAGCCAACCTTACAGATGCAGCGACAACCTGTACTGTAGTTTCTGGCTCAGCGTTACTTGGTGGAGCAACCGTTCCCGCAGGCACAACATTTACTGTTGTCATTGACCCAGATACAGCGCTCGAAGAAATTGTAGATGTTACGGTTGTTAATACTAACACGTTAACAATTACTCGTGGTGTTGAAAACAATGGTACTGGACAGGCTCACTCCGCTGGTGCTGCTGTTCGCCATATGGCAATTGGTCGTGACTTCCGCGAAGCCAACCTTCACATCGAAGCAACTGGTGGATACAACGACGGTACTGGTGCTCACACGATGCACGGTATTGCTGCAGGCGAAGGCGACGTTGTAGGTACACTTAAGACTCAGACTCTTACTAATAAAACATTAACTGCCCCAATTATTACTAACCCAAGCATCACAGGTGCTGGAGTAGATGCAAGCATTGTCTTTGAAGGCGCAACTGCAGATGCTCACGAAACTACACTTACAGTAGTAGACCCAACTCAAGATAATACAATTACCCTACCCAATACAACTGGTACAGTAGTTCTTGCAACAGCAGCGCAAACTCTTACTAACAAGACTATGGGCGATGCCCTTAATGCTGGTGGGTTCAAGATTACAAATCTTGCTACACCAACAGATGCAAGTGATGCGGTACGTAAAGACTTTGCAGATGCTCAGGTAGCAGCAGCAGCGACAAGCGCTGCAAGTGCAGCGACTTCTGCTGCCTCAGCAGCAACATCAGCATCTTCTGCATTAACCTCTGCTAACTCAGCAAGTGCATCTCAGACTGCAGCAGCAACATCCGCTGCTAGTGCAGCAACTTCTGCTTCAACTATGGCAGCAAGTGTTACCGCTGCTCAATCTTCTGCAACTGCTGCAGCGAGCAGTGCAACTGCTGCTGCTACAAGTGCAACAAGCGCAGCCGCTAGTGCGACTGCAGCCGCAACCTCAGCAACGAGTGCAGCGGCATCTGCCACAGCAGCGGCTACATCAGCCACATCTGCTGCAGCAAGTGCAACAACTGCTGCTAATTCAGTAGCAACAATTGCAGGTTATGCAAGTTCTGCTGCTACATCAGAGGCTAACGCTGCAGCCAGTGCAACTGCTGCTGCGACTTCTGCTGCATCTGCAGCGGCATCTACAAGTGCTGCTGCTGCTAGCGCAACCGCTGCAGCGACAAGTGCTACATCTGCTTCTAACTCTGCAACCGCTGCAGCCACATCGGCTACTAGCGCTGCTACATCAGCAACGGCTGCTGCGACTTCTGCTACTAGCGCTGCTGCAAGCGCAGCATCGGCTGCTGCTGCAGTTGCGGCATCATTTGATGCTAAGGGAGATTTACTAGCAGGAACTGGCGCTGGTGCATTTGACCAACTAACAGTTGCAGCAACTAATGGTTATGTTCTTAGCGTTAATTCCGCAACAGCAACTGGACTTGCTTGGACAGCATTACAAGCAGGAAGCCAAGTTAAAATTGATGGCGGTTCTGCTGCAACTTATGACTTTATTGATTTTGATGGAATGGGTACAAGTACAGCAACAACTGGAACTGTTGTAGTTTCACCAATTACAGTAACAGATGCTGACCCAGGAAAAAGAATTTACGTTGGAACAACAACCCCTTCATCTCCAGAAACTGGTGATGTATGGATTGATGAGTCTAGCGAAACAGACCCAGACCTACGCACTATGACACTTATGGGAGCATACTAATATGGCAGTTAAAAGATACAACGGAACCTCTTGGGATACCGTAGCAGGCTTAGGAACACAAGGTGCTACAGGCGCTACAGGTGCATCGGCAACTACAGTAGTCACAACTAAAGGTGACCTACTAGGTTACAGCACTACTGCAGCCCGTGTAGCAATAGGAGCCAATAATACAGTCCTTACCGCTGATTCAGCAGAAGCAACTGGAGTTAAGTGGGCTGCGCCAACAAGCGGATTAAATTATGTTACTGGTGCAACATTTTCTTCAGTTTCTAGTTTTGATTTACCTACAAACACTTTTACAACAACCTATAGAAATTACCAAATATATTTAGATTTTTCAGGTGGTACTAGTACGGCGCTTCAAATTAGAGTAAGAAAAGACGGCACAACTACTTCAAGCAGCATCTACGAATATGGAAGTATGATTGTTAATCGTGGTGGCTCAGTAAGTGGTGTCGGTGGTAATGGTGATACTGCTTGGAAACTTGGTTATTCTGCTTACCTTGAGCGAGGTGCGAATGTAATTACTGTATATAACCCCAAAGCCTCTGGTCAAAAAATAACTGTTACTGGAAGCGTTGGCACTGGTGATGGAGTAAATGGTCAAGCAGGTGGTATGTGGCAAGGCAGTATAACGGGAATTGATTCTCTTAACTTCTCATTAGCAACTGGCACTATGTCAGGTACTTATCGTGTATATGGAATGGCGGATGCATAAAATGGAAAAACTATTTATTCAAACTGATGATGGTGTAAGAGAATATACTGCCGAAGAATACGCTCTTAACGAATTAGATAAACAAGCAGAAGAATTAGACAAACAATTACGAGAGCAAAATAAAATAAAAAGAGAACAACTCTTAGCCAAACTAAATATCACAGAAGAAGAAGCAAAACTTTTATTATCCTAACAACGAAAGGTAGTAACTAATGGCTACAGTAAGTAAAGTGCTGGCTCGTACAGCAGCAGCAACAACAAGTACAACCCTATACACAACACCTGCTGGAACAACAGCAGTGGTAACTAACATAGTTATCTGCAACCCAACAGCATCAGCAGCAACTGCATCAATGACTATCAATGCTATTGACTTTTTAGGTAGCGTATCTATTGCTGCTAATTCGTCTGCATTTTTTGACTTGAAGCAGGTTATTCCTGCAACACAAGTAATTGCTGGTAGTGCATCAACAACAGCAGTTGACTTTCACGTCAGCGGAGTGGAGATTTCGTAATGGGTATCTCAGTATTTCCAGCCGCTGGTGGCGGCGTAACTAAAAAGGTTCAAGAGTTCACAAGCACAGGAACATTTACTGTTCCATCTAATTGCTCAAGCGTAGAATTATTTATGGTTGGTGGAGGTGGCTCAGGCGGTTCCCTTGGTGGTGGTAGTGTGCATTGCGGTGGAGGAGGCGGTGGTGGTGTTGTAAATAAAAACGTTACAGTTACACCAGGCGCATCAATTACAGTTACAATTGGCGCTGGTGGTGCAGCAGTAAATCCTGGCGTTGGTAATAACGGCGCAAACACTACTTTTGGTTCTTTAGCAACCGCCTTTGGTGGCGGTGGCGGTGGACAAGGTTCTAGCGGAACAAATACAGGCAGCAATGGCGGTTGTGGCGGTGGTGCTGCTAGTAATGAAGCGTCTAATAAAAGTGCAGGCGGCGGCGGCGGTGCAGGTGAATTTGGTGGTTCAGCGGATGTTACACAAGGAATAAAAGGTGGGTCGGGCTCACAAGGCGGTGGAGGCGGTGCTCCTTCAGTAAATAATAACACTTCACCTGGTGTTGGCGGCGCTGGAATAAATGGATTCGGTGGCGGTGGCGGTGGCGGTGGTCATTTAAGTGGTGCTGCTGGTTCTAGTGGTGGCGGTGCAGGCGGTGGCAATAACATTGCTGGAACTGCTGGAACCGCAAACACAGGCGGTGGTGGTGGTGGTTCTGGTGGACAGGCTGCTTCGGGTGCTGGTGGTTCAGGTTATTGTTTAGTTACTTATTGGAGTTAATTATGGAACAACATTATGTATTTATTAAAAACAATGTAGTAGAACAAATTGCAGTATTTACATCACAGGATGAAGCATTAGCAGATGCCGTAGCAATAGAACACGGTTTTGAAGATGCAGTATGGGTGGGGGAAACTATCCCTGCTATGTGGTCAACTTATGATGGAGTATCATTTACCCCTCCAACTCTTGACTACCTATACGAAATTGGTGTATCACAAGAAAATACAGCAATGAAGGAAGAAAGACTTGCAGCACAAGCAGCAAAAGAAGCAGCAGAAAAAGCAGAAGCAGCAGCAAAAGAACTAACAGAATAATACTTATCCCTGAGCAAGGATTAAAACTGCTCAACCAACAATCATAAGGGGACACTATGAGTAAAGTAAATAAAGGAACACTAGCAATTGGTTGGTGTGATAACGGTAATACTGACGGTAAGTTTACAGAAGGTATTGTTAGCGTAGCCTTACAGGCTCCTAACAATGGTATCCCTATTACCCACAGTATGCGAGTACAAGGTAATCAGATTGGTCGCCAACGTCAAGTTCTATTTGACTATTGGGCAGACCAAATCAAGACTGACTGGTTGCTATGGGTAGATTCAGATATTGTCATTGACATTCACGTAGTGACAAAGATTTGGGATGCTGCTGACAAGATTGGTAAGCCAGTAGTTACTGGCACTTACTTCATCTCCAAGCAGAACGAAGGCACACTAGCCCAACCATTCCCTGCTTTGTTCCACAATATTAGTGAGCACGTAATCCAACACGTACATCCACTGCCTGAGAATCAAGTAATCAAAGTTGACTCAGCAGGGTTTGGTTTTGTTCTAATGCATAAGTCTGTGGTACCAGCACTGCGTGCTAAGTTCCCAGACCAGTCTATGTTTGCAGAGCAAGAAGGTATTGGAGATGAGTATGTAGGAGAAGACATTGTTTTCTTCCGCAAACTTAAAGAAGCAGGTGTTCCTCTTTACGCACACACTGGTGCGCTAGTACGACATATGAAACGATTCTCACTAGATGCTGATTACTACAGCCTCTACTGGAGTTGGCAAACATTAAAGAAGCAAATAGAGCAAGACAAACCTTAAGGAGTCTAAGTGGCTGGTCGTGATATTACCGAAGGTCGTC